AGATGATGTTATGAACCTACTAACAAAGTGTCTTCCTCATTTTAGAATGAAGAAAGGAAATGCTGAACTTTTGATTGAATTAATTCGTATGAAAAAATCTCACAAGAAGGCTGATTGGTATAAACAAAGGTGTGATGAAATTTTTAAGTTAATGAAATGGGAAAATCATAAAGACCATGTTGGTTTTGATTTTACTAAAGAAGGTATATATTTAGACGATATTCAAAAATATAAAGATAATTGCAAAATATCTCTAATGGATGAAATAGAGCAAATTGGTGGAACTATTCTAAAGGAGGAGTAGAGATGGATATAGAAATCTATGAAGTTGGTGCAAGAGATGGCATACAAAATAGTAGTTTTCCAATAACCACTAAACAAAAAATCCAAATGATAGAAATGTTATATGAAGCAGGATTAAAAAATATGGAAATAACTTCATTTGTTAATCCAAAGTATGTTCCTAAAATGGCTGATGCTAAAGAAGTATTTGAAGCAACAAAGGAGTTAGATTCTTTTGGAGTATTAATACCCAATCAAAAAGGAATGGATAGGGCAAGAGAAGTAGGAGCAGAAAAAATAAATGTTTTCTTTTCTCCTTCTAATAATTTTAATTACAGAAACTTAGGAACTGATTTAAAAACTGCTTATGGTAATATTGAAAATATGTTAATAGATACTGATAGAGAAAAGGTAAGGGCATATATTTCGTGTGCTTTTGGTTGCCCATTTGAAGGAATGCCTAAAGAACATCAACTAATAGATGCTTTGGAAAAAGCAAGTGCTATTGCTGAAACTGTTGTTTTGTGTGATACTATTGGTGCATCTTATCCAACTAAAATGCTGACAACATTAGAACTAACAAAAAAAATTGATTCTAAAATAGCCCTCCATCTTCATGAAAATAGAGTTGGGGGTAATGATATTTTTGCCAATGTAAAATCTGCTTTAGATTGGGGGATAACTTCTTTTGATAGTAGTATTAATGGGCTTGGCGGTTGCCCTTTCATACCAAATAGCGGGAGTAATTTATCTACTAATCAATTAATTCATTGGGCTGAAAACAATAACTATGAGACAGGAATAGAGTTGAATGACTTGAGAGAAGTCACTTCATATATGCATATGTTAGAGAAGGGCTTGCCCGAAGGATTCATAACAGACGCATCTCCTGTTGCTATTTAAGGGAGGTATGACTATGGCTGATGAGTCGAGAAGATTTAGTCTAACTAATTTATTTAGGCGTTCTACTCCTAAACCTGCGGATAGAGAAATCTATAACATAGGTATTCAAGAAAGGCAACAAAATAGCCTAATGACCGCACCTTTATTATATCACATTGTTCAAAATTCAGTTATTACTCGAACTTGCATTACTCAACTAAAACAAGAAATATTTAGAAGAGGATATGTTTGGGAAAAAGCATACGAAGCAGTATGTCTTTCTTGTAAAAAACAACACAAAAGACCCGTCACGGAATGCTCAAGGTGTGGTAGTGAAAATCTAAAGACTCCCGATGTAAAGCAATTAGAATATGCTGAAAGGTTCATAGAAGGATATGTCAATAAAGCAGAACAATTGTTCATTGATGTTCTTAGAGAACTTGAAGATGATTTGAATATCATGGATGATGCTTATATTGTTCTTGTAAAAGAATATTTTATTGACGGAAATCAAAAAATACGAATGCACCGTATTAAAGAAATTTATCGTGGCGACCCAGTGACTATGGCAATTTATTCTGATGAGTTAGGTCAAAGAGGAACAAAAGGATTTACTTGTGTTAATCATAGAGGAATGCTTTCTACTGAACCACATGAAAGATGTGAAGAGTGTGGCAGTTCTCTTTATCCTGTTCATTATGTAAATAGAGTAGGAGGACAAGACCAATACTTCATCAAGGGAGAAGTTCTTCACTTTAGTAAATATAGTCCATCAAGATTGTATGGTATGTCTCCAATAATTACTCTCTATAATCATATTACTACTCTTATTGCTATGGAGAATTATGTTAATTCTTCTTATCAAAAGAGTCGTATGCCAAGAGGACTACTCGCAGTTCAAACAAGAAATATGGATTCTATGCGTTCTTTTTGGAGGTCTGTTAAAGAGAAAATGGAAACAGACCCCCACTTTATTCCTGTAATGGGCATTGAAGCAGAAGGCGGTAAAGGTTCTGTTGAATGGATTAAGTTCATGGATAGCCTAAAAGAAATGGATTATGTTTCTGTTAAAGATGATTTGAGAGATAGAATTTCAGCATTCTATGGAGTAAGTAAAGTGTTCATGGCTGATAATACTACAAGCGGTGGATTAAATAATGAAGGTATGCAAATTCTCGTAACAAATCGAGCAGTTCAAATGGCTCAAAATGTGTATAATAATTATGTATTCCCATTTTTAATCAAACAGTTTGGCATTACTGATTGGGATTTAAAACTTCCACCAAGCGAAGAAGAAGATGAAATTGCAGTATTGAGAAAGAGAGAGATTGAAGTTAATATTGCAGCATCTACTAAGAATTTGGGCTTTGAAGTTGAGATGGATGAAGATGGTAATTTCACATTTAAGAAGCCCGAACCAAAAGAACCAAAAGAAGGAGAAACTCCTTCTGATGAGAGCAAAGTTGAATTAGACCCTTATGCTGGCACTAACATAGATGCCAGTCAATTAGGACAAATGCAAGAACAAGCATTTAGCAAACCACAAGAGAATCCCCCTGCAACAAGAAACAAACCAAGAATGAGCGTTGGCCCAGATAAAAGATTAACAGGATTACCGACAGATGCAGGAAACCAAAATGTAGATACAAGAAACGAAAGGAGAATTGGTTGATATGACAGAAGATATGAAACAAAAAGAAATACGACTAAGAAAAGAATTGGCACAAGTAAAGGCACTAAACGCTAATGCTAATAGCCAAATTAAAAAGCCAAGAAATTTGGATATAGCAGGGATGCCAACAGATACTACTCATAAGGCGACACCTTCTTCTGCTGATATTCCCGATGTTATTTCTCTACCACCGAAGCGAAGAGGAAAGAAAGAAAACATTCCGTTTTGAGAGGTATTAATATGTCTAAAGATAGTTTTAGTTCGTTGCTAAAAATGGTATCTTTAGATGACAATACTAAAAGTTTAATCGGTTCATCTAAAGAAGAAATAGCAAAATCTTTGAGAAGCAACATTAATGAAAACAATTCCGCACTTTATAATGTTCTTATTGCAAAAGCAGAAGAATCAACCGAAGAGGAAGAAGAAGCATTTAGAACGGCTTTAGGTCAAGATAAAGATGAAGATGTTAGCGAAGTAGAAATTCGAGATGATGAAGAAGGGGAAGCACCCGCTACTAAAACTGCTTATAGAGGATTTATAAATTTGCATAGAAGAATGATGCTTCTTGAGAATACTTTGCCGTTGTTAGAAAAACTATCCGAAGAATTAGAATTGGTTGGCAAAACAACAGACACCGCACTTCCTTCGGGATATAGATTTGAAAATGATGAAGAGTATGATAAAATACGAAGCATAAACGCTTCTAATTTTATTATATCTGTTTTAGTATCGCTATCTAAGAATAAACAATATTTAGAAAATATGAGTGATTATATTAAAAATGGAATATTAGTTCCTATTGAACCCCCATTAAAAGAAAGCAGAACTACTGGGGAAATGGTTGCTGGAAAGAAAAAGGAATCCGTAGATGTTAAAGGAATCCAAGAGCGTTTGATTTCTATAATAGATAAGGAAATTGATGGAATGTCTTTTACAGAAGCAGTTTCTAATCTACATATTAATAGATTTAAGAGAAATCCTTTGGTTAAAAGAGGAAAGGAAGGAAAGACCCGATATTCTGAAGACATTGGTTTTGCAACAGAATTTATAAGAGGAACTACTATTGGTTCAAGACAAAGAGATATACAAAATAAACTTAAGCGATTAAGAAAAATTCTTCAAAACTTTAGAGAATTAGAAGAATATGAAGAAAGTTTATTAGAAAAAATTTCAGAAATAAAAGATTTAGGAAAAAATATTGATGTAGAAGAAGCCATGACAAAAAAGATTCAAGACATGAATAGGTTAATTTCAAGTGGAGAACGAGTGGCAGAAACCTTTAGCAAATACAAAGAAACATTAGCCGATGTTAGAAAAAATCCTGAAAAATACATAAAAGAAATTAGAGAAGAATATGAACTTCAATTATCTGATGCTCAAATAGACCTTAGAGCAGTTGTAGATGAAATGAAAAAGATTAGTCCTTTTATTGAAGAAATAGTTGAGTTAATAGACTATACTAAAAAATATATGAAATTAGATATTATAGAAGATAGAGAATTGGAAAAAAGTAAAAATAGATTAAAAGATGCTAAAGAACTTTTAGAAGAGGTAAAAGCAAATCCAGATAAATTTGGAGAGAATAGAGAACAACAACTAATCGAAAATGTCGAAGGTCTTGAAGAAGAAATAGAAGAATATGAACAAAATAAAGAAAAGTATTCTAAACTAAGACAATTAATCAACAAGAATTCTAAAATTATATTTGATTTAAATGATAAGTTTGATTCGGTGGAAAAGATTGTGAATAAAGTAGAAGAATCATCTGATAAAGATGCTGAAAAATTAGCAGAAAGAATTAGTGAATATGTGATTTTTAGAGGAATGACAGGAAACTTTACTAAAGATTTAGTAAAAGTAGTTTCTTTAAAAGAAGAAGAATCCGAAACTCTTCTATCAGAAACAACAGATATAGTAGAAGATTTAAAAAGAATAAGCGATATTAATACAAAAATAGGTGAACTACTATGACATGGGATTATTATGAAAAAGGCGAAGAATTTGTTCTTAAAGAAAGAAAACAAGTTCCTAAAGAACTACTTGACACTTTAGATGCTAAAGGAAGAAAGAAACTCAAGAAGATACTACAATCAGCAGAACCGACAGAATTCTTTGGGCAAGACTTTACTAAGTTAGGGGATTTAATTTCCATGCTAAAAGAATTAGATTTGATGAAGGCTGATAAAAAACTAAACAAGAAAGTGAAATCAATGGATGAGAGAAACATTGATATTGTGGCTACGGCTACGAAACTCCGTAAGGAGTATGAATTGCTCTTTAGGCAACTAAGAGATTTAGTCTATCCAACAGGTAAGGAGGAGAAAAAATGACAGAAGAAACTGAATTTAAAGAAGAGTTGCTGACTATTATTAAAGCACTAACAAGCAAGATAGAAGAGTTGGAGAAAACAGTTTATTCTCAAGACAACCTTTTGATGAAGTCGGGATATGTTGTTGCTGAAACTCCTACCCCAGTAATTGACAATGTAATTGGTTCAAGCGTGGCTGATGTTTCAAGTATGGATTGGTCTGATATTCACAAAATGGTAGAAAATGCAGGAGGACAATAATATGCCCGAAAGAGTCACACAAGAAGAAAGAGTAATTAGTCTCGCTATTGAAAAAGCCCGTTCAGCAAAAGAACTACTTCATCAATCGCTTAATGATAATAACCGACTACCCGATGAAAAGGATGACCGTATGGAAGAAGTTAAAATTAAGCGACCAAAGGCTGAAAATGATAAAACCAAAATCGAAAACAATGATGGAACTCATTCGGGCTATGGCAAAGGTGGGGAAACAACAGAATTCAAAGCCTAAATAAAAGGGGGTTTTGAATGAAGTTAAGTTCCATCGAGAAGGATAAACAACCTTCCGAAGAAATACTTCGTTTATTTGAAAAGGTTAGAGTAGCATATCTTTCTGCAAAGAATGACCCTACTGAATATGGGGGTCGTTGGAGAAACGCAGTAGAGTTAATCAAAGAGTCTTTAGAAGAAATTGACGCTACTTCAAAGGAACTTAAAGATTTCATAGATGAAGATTTATTGGATGCAAAGGAGAGTGGCGACCCGTCTTCCGACCAAGCAAAGAAAATTTTTGAAGGAATCAAATCTTTAAGATATTCTTCTGATTTAGTTCAAGACCCATTCGCTAAAAGATTTAAGGGTAATGTTTTGGAAGCCCTTTTGGGAAATCCCGAAATTATGGTTAAGTTTGTGCATTATGCATTGAGGAGTGATGATAACACTTTGCCCAAAGAAGTCTATGCAATAAAAGACATGCAAATGGATGATATTACAGTAGGTCTTAAGGGTCTTGACATAGAATCTGACGATATTGCCCTCTATATTATTGAGCATTATGGGGATGGAAAAGACTCGAAAGCGGTAGAAAAGAAAGTTAAATCCGCTTTAGATATGTTAGAACTTTTAATGCTCTCAAGATACGAAGAAAGTGATTTAGATGAACTTGTTGAAATAGAAGGTTTTGAAACAGAAAAAGAAGAAAAGGCTTCTATTAAAAAAGATGAAACAGAAAAATCAGAAGAAGAAAAATCATTAACAGATTTTATTGTTCCAAATAAACCAATGTATAGAATATTTGAAATTGAAGATATTAATGAATTAAAAGGATTTAGTGGAGATTGGTATATTCAAGAAAAATACGATGGTATGAGAATACAATTGCAAAAAATAGATAAATCAATTAAAGTGTTTTCTTATAATAAAAAAGACATCACGGAAAAATGTAAAGAAATAGTTAGCGAACTAAGTAAAAAACAATTTGGAGATTGTATTCTTGATGCAGAACTAATTCTATTTGATGGTGAAGATGCTTTACATAGAGCAGACACCATTTCCCATGTATTTCAAAATAAATACAAAGATGCAAAATTAAAATGTCATGTCTTTGACATTATGCGACATAATGAACAGAATCTATTAGATGAAGAACTAAGTGATAGAATGACTATTATGTTTAACAACTATTCAATGCATTCTTCTGATATTCTTAACTTTCCTTCAAAGAAAGATACTCGTCAAGCAGATAATCTAAAAGATATTGAAGAGTATGCAAAAGAGATTATGGAGATGCCTACTTCCGAAGGAGTTGTCATTAAAGATGCTACTTCTACCTATTATGTAGGAACAAGAAAGAACCCTAAGTGGATTAAGTGGAAGAAGTTTGTAGATTTAGATGTTATTGTTTTAGATAAATCAAAAACTAAAAGCAATTTATATTCCTATACTTTAGGAATTGGGCCTGTCGAAGATGAAGGTAAATTTATTCAAGAATTTCAAGGAAAGAAATACATGAATGTTGGTAAGGCTCTTAATACTAAAATTAGTGCTAATATTGGAGATATAATTAGAGTAAAGGTAGATGAAGTAAAAAATGCAGGAGAAAGATATACTCTTTATTCTGCACAAGTAATTGAGATACCCGAAGTTGAAGCACCCGATAAATTGGTGACTTTAGAAATGCTTTCTCAAGATACTAAAAAATCCTTGAACTATTCTATTGAAGGTTTAAAGAAAGGAATAACTATTACAGACCATATTCATGGAGAAGCCACTCTTATTGTTAAAGCAGACTTAGATGGGTTCACTATCTATGGCTTTGAAGAAAATAATTTAATGTCTAAAAACGCATTGATGGACTTAGATATGTGGAAACAACAAGTAGAAGAGATAATGAAAACTAAGCAAGGTAAATTAACAGTTGCTATTTTTAATTACCTAAAGCAAAATGGAGCAAAGACTCCCAAAGAAGTCCATAATTACTTAGTTAGAAATCAACCTTCATTATATGAGGACATTTTAGAAAGCGAATATTCTAAATTAAAAGATTGGGCGGAACAAAGGGATGGAATTAGTTTTGAAAATGATAAACTATTTGCAGAAGCAGATAAAATCTATCAAGAAGATGACATTAAGAAAGCCTACAAAACTCCCGAAGAATACCAAAAAGGACAATTTAGAATATACATGAGAAAGGATAACAACCTTAACATTGTGATGAAATTAGGTGATGAAAGTATCAATTGGCTTATTGATATAGAAAACGAAGAAGAACTCTTTGATATGTTTGGCAAAGCAGGTAAATACCCTGCCGAAGTTGCTAAAACAATTGACAAAGAAAAGACAATTGATAGTGGTTCTGTTAAATTAGGCATTCAAAGACATGGGTATCATGAATATTTCTTAGAAGGCAATAAGTTCCAAACAAAACTTCATGTTCGAGTTATTCCAGTAAAAGGCAATAAGATGTGGTTAGCATGGACTGGTTTTAAGCAGAAACCCGCAGACCAAGAAGGTGATGAGGGCATTTGGAACATTTATGAAGATAAATTTAGTTCAATGCAAATACCAAGAAATTAGGTGTTCTTTATATAGTAGAGGGTAATTAGGAGGGTTGAAGAAAATGACAGTTCTTCTCAAAAGGGAAATACAAGACTTTCAAATATTGAAAAGCGATGAATTAATGATAGGGGGATATGCAAGTATAGAAATCGTAGATAAACAAAACGATTTGATTACCCTAAAAGCATTAAATGAAGCAGTAAAAAAATATATGGAGAATCCAAAATTTAGAAATGTAATGACAAATCATTCAAATGTTCAAGTCGGAGAAGTAGTAGAATCATATCGAGATAAAAGTGGGAGGTTATGGAAAACAGAAGTAGATGATGTTGGCTTCTTTGTTGTAATTAAACTCCGTGACGATATAGAAAAAGCAAAAGAAATAAATCGAGGAATAAGAAAAGGTTCGCTTAGGAGTTTTAGTATTGGAGGACAAGCAATTCAGAAAGTGAAAAAGAATCACCCAGAATTAGGACAATACAATGAAATTAGCAAATTAGAACTACATGAGGTAACAATCTGCGAAAAAGGAATAAACCCCGAAGCGAAATTTGACATTTTAAAACAAGAAAAAAAGGTGAAAAATATGACAAAACTAGAAAAAGCATTGGAGGAATTGGATTCATTAATGAATGAAGTCAATGCTCTAAGAAAAGAAGAAGAAGAAGAGATGATGGATATGCCAGCAGAAGAGGAAGAGAAAGGTATGGGCGAATACATGGATGATGAAGCCAAAGCCGTAGTATCAACTCTTGATGGTGCAGGTGTAGAAATCGGAGAACCCGCAGACCGTGTTGTAGTAGATAACGGAAAGCCAAGAGCAACAGATATGCCAGTTGTTAAGGCATTTGATAGTAATGAGTTTTCAACTCTTGACCTATCAAATGAAAACATCGAGAAGGCTTACGAGGCTTTCCGACAAGAACAACTTGAAAAGTTGGCTTACGACAATCTACAAAAGCAATTTGAAAGCAGATTTGCAGAAGAAGTCTCTACAAGAGAAGACTTGTTGGCAAAGGCTGAATATGATGCACAAACAGAAATTGCTTCCCTAAAGGAAGAATTTACACAACTACGAAAGTCTCTAACTGAGAAAGAAGAAACAATTCTAAAGGCTCAAGAAGAGGCTCAAATCAAACTCCCTTCATTGGAGGAAATTTCAGAAATGGACTGGAATGACATTCATAAGATGGCAGGAGGAATTTAAAATGGCAGGATATATTAACACAATTGCAGATTTGGAAGCACAAACATACGGATTTAGTCTCGGTGGAAGCAGTAATATGCTTTTGAAAACC